TCCATATCGACCGATTTTAATTGGTTCGATTGGGGCGCCCCTGAGTGGAAGGACATGAAGGTGTCGTATTCTTCTCCCTCCTTATACTCTCGGGTAATATTACCCGGGGGTATTTGGGAGGTTGAGGATTCCGGCTTCTTCGCAAGTGATTTAGATTCATTCATTAACCTTAATGAATGGCCTATTCACTTGAGTTATCCTACTGGTCTTGATGGAACTTGGTCATACGAGCTCAATCGCTCGTCTTCTGCTGTTGTCGTAACAGCTGACTGTTCCATCATTTTAAGGAACGCTTACCAGGGTACTGATGTTGTGTATTCATGGAAGTATTCGCTTACTTATTTCGTAAGTGACCTACCCATGCTTATACAATATTCTAGTCGCCCTGGCAATTACTTCCTTATCGCTTCAAGGAGCCTTGGAGCAAACATGTCTGATTTCATTCAGTTGTGCTTCTCCTCCGCCTCTTGTAGCGCCCCGTGGTCTACCTCGTCCAGTTTTACGACTTCATTCATTGGAGCCATTTACTGGCCTGGTAGAGGAGACTTTAACGACCCACGTTGGGTTGCACAAGTCTCCCAATCATCCTTTGATGGTGTTCTTTTGAAGCTAGGAAAGCATACTGCCAGCCAACTTGGACTTTTGTCCAGTTTGATTGACAGTAACTTTAATGACTTCAAAGGCGCCATCTACCTTTCTACAGTCGATGCTATATCGAATGTAAATAAGGGAACCGTTACAGACGTCTTGCAAACTCTGTATAAGCTCCCCGATGCTGCTTCTATGATTCCGAAGATTGACGAGTTCATATCAATTGTCCAGCAAATTACTGGTCATGACGTATCACTCGCCACTCTTTCGGATATCATTAAGCTTCTATCAGGTACTGATCTTCAGGCATCCTTTCAGTGGAGACCAATTTTTGATCTCATTACGAAAGAACTTCCGAAGATCATTAGGATGATTTCTGATAAGTGGGATCTGTCCCCATTCCTCGTTAGCAGAGGTAAGTATTTTTATACTTTTCCTTCTGCTTTCTATGGAATTCCTAGTATGAGGCTTACGTCCCATACTAAGATAGTCATGGATGTAGGACCTAGGTCCTTATTCCGCCAAGTCATGAAGGCTGATTCCTTTGGCATCTTGCCAAAGCCTTCAAACCTCTTTGACTTAATCCCCTTTTCCTTTGTTGCAAACTGGATTTGGGGCGTTGGGACTAACATTCGCAGAATGGAATATCTCTCACTCTTGAGTTTTATTCCATTTTACGCTGTTCATTCCCTTACCTTTTCGGCGCCTTTTGACGCCCTAGCGGAATACATGACTCATGTTATTCCTGACCCTTTTGACCCTCTGTCCTTTAGGGTATATAAGAGATATGTTTCTACATATCTCCCTTTACCCGTTAGTTCAAAGTATCAATTCGGTCTGCCATCTGGTTTACCGCCAGCTTTGACGGTAGCCTCCCTTATCATACAGTTATTATTGAAATAATAACTGTGTGATTCCGTTCATACTTCTCATATTGGAGGTGCGATGAGTACTAAGCTTGGTTCAACAACCGTTTCGCGTATCTATAAGAACTTCAAAGGGCTTAATGTCCCTTCTGATATTCTTATAGTTCGCGGTAAGACTGCCATTCTACTCCGTTATAAAACGGTGTATAATGGTAAATCTTATTCAGCAGTGCTCCTTGGGACGGAGGTCTTTTCTAGACTTCCCCCCGAGGTGCATCCTGTTGTTAAACAGCGTGTTATTCCAAAGCCTAAAGCTAAGCGCTTCTCCAATTTACCGGCTTTTATTCCGGTTTCTGGGAAGTAGTGAACGGAAGTCTTGCGACTTTGTCGCTGTTCGTCCCGTCTGATTATACAATCAGATGTACATTTAGCGAAAGGCTAATACCATGTCACACACATACTCGATCGATCATGCAAATGCATCGACTGAGTCTGTCCTCGTCGAAGTTGCTGAAAAGTCATATATGACTCTTCAATCAACCGACGTAGACCCCAAGACCGGAGACATCCTGTCTACCTATGTCTTGGCCACCGGTGATGCTTCGTATCCGGCAACTGTCACGTATCGTGTCCAAAATCAGACACAGCGTGGCAAACCGGTGCGTCGCATCGTCGTGACGTTGAATACGTGGGCGACCGATGATGATGGGTTGGGACTGGTCCTAAAAGAACCAATCTCAAGCTCATTCTCAATGGTCATCCCCGCCAGCTTCACGATCGAGCTTGCAGATCTTGATGATTTTATAGGAAATATGTTTAGTTTCCTATATGCATCACAGAGCGCAGGAGCTCGGAACACGGGTTACCTTCAGAAGCTCCTTTATGGAGTTCCTCAGGTAGTCTAGTGGACCACTATGTGAGGTTGCCTAGAACAACGTCAGGCCCTGACCTTCTTGTCAGACGCTCTGATGTGGCCCTCGGCAACATGTTGGCTAGGAGGAATGCTGAGGGTTGTACCCTCTTCGTTGCTTCCTGGCTGACACTACTCTCCGATAGCCCCATCTCTATGAATCTCCGTCCTGCTAGGGTGTATAAAGCCTTTTACAAGAGGCTTTGTACATCATTACGCTCAACGGTTATTCAATTTTCCGACCTTGCTCATAGACTTGCATCAAATGCTTTTACTATGGGCACCAGCACCCCTGTGGGCGACTGGATCGAAGATTTCAAAGACACTCCTGTGTTCTTTGAGTATCTGAGATACTTCGAAACGTCGGATCCCTCTCTGTTTAAATTCCTTTACGCATTTCTTAACTTCGGAAAGAAGTTAGAATACGTAGATTCGGAGTTTAACGAGACCGCCTTTCGCGGTTGGGTATCTGTAGAGAAAAGGCTTAGCGATCTAAAGATTTCTGGAGTTGATAGTGCGAATCTTCGTACTATTCTCCATACCTTATTACCACCCCTTTCGGATTATGAAGTCTGGACAAAACATGGTCCAGGCAACGTCTCTGAGAGGATTGGAAGGTGCATCGAATCCAAGCATACTGCATTGACTTGGACCCCTGCGCTAGATCGCGTCTTCTATTCAGGCTACTTTGCTAAGTTTGGCCTGGATGAAGATCATGGGTTCCATCCAACCAGGTTCTTTCCCGACCCTGGTCTTTGGAACTCTGAGAGTTCTTCACAACTTCCTCCATCACGCCTGCAGTTTGTTCCGAAGAATCTTAAGACTGCTCGTTCCATTTGTATGGAACCAGCTACTCTTATGTTCTTCCAACAAGCTACATTCCGCATGATGGAGAATGGTATCCGCGACTCTTTATTCCAGCGTTTCATACGCTTACGGGATCAAGAGTATAATAAGTCTCTCGCTTATTCGGGCAGTATTAACTGCTCGATTGATACGATAGACCTATCTGCTGCTTCTGATAGCCTTTCATATGAGTTGGTTAAGAAGGTTTTTCCACCTTCTTGGCTAGCTTATATGATCGCTACTAGAAACAGCAGGGTGCAAACGCCTGATGGTATCGTTACCGTCAAGAAGTTTGCACCTATGGGGTCTGCAGTTTGCTTTCCGACGCAATGCATTATTTTTGCATCGGTTTGCATTTACGCTGCATACCTTTATTTAAACGGATACCAGTTCACTCATAGGTCTCAGGTGCTATCGCCTCAAGATGTTAAGAGGACCGTTAGGAGCTTTTCTAAGCTCCCTATCGGTTATTCTTTTTCACCTAAACGGCTGCAGCCCCTGGGTATCTATGGTGACGACATATGCTGTGACTCTCGAATTACGGCATATGTCATGTCCATCTTGAATTCGCTTGGGTTTGAGGTTAACCGTGAAAAATCTTTCACGGGGAGCCAGTCCTTCCGCGAATCTTGTGGAGGGTTCTACCTAAGCGGAGAAGATGTTTCTCCTCTATATTTTACTATAGAGGACGTTAGGACTGTATTAACTCCTAACCACATCTTTTCTCAAGTGTCTCTTATCAACCGCTCCAGGGAAGCTGGCTATTTTTCTTTAGCCAGTTTCCTTCAGCGTGTGATATTCAGATGGAATCCCCTTCAAAAGGGTATAGCAATTCCATTTGTCTCACTTACATCCGACGACTTTGGTATAAAGGTTGTATCTCCGACAAATAATCATTTGTCAAGGAGATACAGCCCTGACCAGCCTAACGGCTGTTCATACCAGAGGGTTGAATATAAGTGTCTGACACTCCGCACATTAAGTAGTCCTCATGCGTCTTATATGCATGAGAACTATCTTCATATGCGTTGGTGGGCAACCCGGTCTGACCAGTGCAGTGACTCCTTTATTGGAGTCTCTGGTCACGGAGTGCCGGTCGGGACCCGGCTAGAGCGGAGATGGAC